ACTCCAACTGTTACCAATCAAGGTACATCTACTGCTTATTGGACTTATCCAGTAACTTTAATAACAAGCTCTGGAACTGGCACAACTAACTTTGGAAATACTAGCAATTTAATTTTTGCACTTATTAATGGTGTATCAGGATTCTCAGGATATTCTGGCTTTTCTGGTACAAGTGGATATAGTGGTTATTCAGGATTTAGTGGCATATCTGGGTATTCTGGAGAAAGTGGCTATTCTGGAGAAAGTGGTTCTAGTGGTATATCTGGATACTCTGGTTCAGGTGTTTCTGGTTACTCAGGATTTTCTGGTATCAATGGTGCATCTGGCATAAGTGGATTTTCTGGTGCTAATGGAGCAAGTGGATTTAGTGGCTACTCAGGCTTTAGTGGTGAAGTAGGCACATCTGGTTTCTCTGGTTACTCTGGAATTTCTGGTGCTAATGGCGAAAGTGGCACATCAGGCTTTAGTGGTGCTGATGGTGAAAGTGGTATATCAGGCTTCTCTGGCTTTAGTGGTTATTCTGGAGAACAAGGTTTGTCTGGTTTCTCTGGCATTAATGGTTACTCAGGTATTAGTGGATTCTCAGGTGCTAATGGTGCTTCTGGTATCTCTGGCTTTAGTGGTTTTAGTGGTGAAGTTGGTATATCTGGATTTTCAGGCTTTAGTGGGGCATCTGGAATAAGTGGTTACTCTGGTGTTACTGGTGCTGATGGAGCAAATGGCACATCTGGATTTAGTGGTTATTCTGGCTATTCTGGACAGCAAGGTTTATCTGGATTCTCAGGTATTAATGGAGCTTCTGGTATTAGTGGATTCTCAGGAGCAAATGGAACATCTGGCTATTCTGGATACTCTGGTGCTGTAGGTACATCTGGATTCTCTGGACAGCAAGGCACAAGTGGCTTTAGTGGATACTCTGGAACTAATGGCACTAATGGCACAAATGGTGCTTCTGGATTTAGTGGTATTAGTGGCTACTCTGGTTTCTCAGGCGGACAGGGTTTATCAGGCTTTAGTGGCATCAATGGTGCTTCTGGTATTTCTGGTTTTTCTGGAGCTAATGGTACATCTGGCTATAGTGGATATAGTGGTGCTGTAGGCACATCTGGTTACTCTGGATATTCTGGTGCTGTAGGTGCTTCTGGTTTAAGTGGCTATAGTGGGGCTACTGGTGCTTCTGGTCTAAGTGGATATTCTGGCGCAACTGGTTCACAGGGTACAAGTGGATTTAGTGGTTATAGTGGTGCTAATGGTTCACAAGGCACAAGCGGATACTCTGGCTATTCAGGCACTAATGGTACTAATGGTGCATCAGGCATTTCTGGATATAGTGGTGCTACTGGAGCATCAGGAATTTCTGGCTATAGTGGTGCGGCTGGCTCTGCTGGTACATCTGGTTATTCTGGATATTCTGGCGCACAAGGCACAAGTGGTTATTCAGGCTATAGTGGTAATGCAACTGGCATGGTTTATGACACCTTTACTGCTACTGCATCACAAACTACATTTACAACTTCTGTAACATACACATCAGGAAAAATTGAAGTGTTTGCCAATGGAGTTAAAATGAGAAATGCAACTGATGTAACAGTAACAAGTGGCACATCAGTAGTGTTTGCAACTGGTTTAGCAGTAGGAACATTGGTGGATTTAGTTTATCCAAGACCATAATATATGATAGGAAAATATGAATATAAGACAAGAATTGGAAAACAACTTTGAAAGGGCTGTATTCTTAAAAGGTGATCCAGTTTATCCCAGAGAAGCTAGCCGCTATATCTGGGCTAACGAACATCTGCTAGGAAAAAATATCTTAGAAATAGGATGTTCTATTGGCTATGGAATACAGTTCTTACCAAATGACATTAGTTATGTTGGTGTTGATTATGATGAAAAAATCATTAAGTATGCATCTATACAAGGATGGCGAAACAATACTTTGTATGTTCATGCAGACATCAATACATTAAATTTACAACAACATGACACCATTATTGCTTTTGAAGTTATTGAGCATTTAAATAATGGATTACAAATTGTTGAAAAACTAAAAAAGCATTGCAAAAGATTACTTATTTCAGTTCCATACAATGAATCACCGGGTTTTTGGGGTGAGCATCATAAGCTACATAGATTGACAGAAAAAGACTTGCCCGGCTTTCAATATGAATTTATCAATCAAGATGGCTATATTACATCGCATATTAGCCCAGACGATCAATTTAGTTTAATGCTTTGTAGGTGGGATAATGCCTAAAGTCCTATGCTCAGTAGCTACCAGAGGTAGATACCATACTACCCTTCCATTGGTATTAAATGCCATTATTAATCAGACCACATTACCAGATAAGGTGGTGATCTTTGATGATAATGATGAACCCCAAGATATGCGAAATGAAATGATTTATCAGTATTTCTTTCAAATGTTAGATATAAAAAAGATAGCTTGGGAATGGCAATATGCAGAGAAAAATGGGCAACACCATATTCACCAAAAAGCTAATACAATGGGCTTTGATTGGGTTTGGCGATGCGATGATGATGCAATCCCAGAACCAAATGTCTTAGGAAACTTATTAGGCTACACATCTATAGAAGATGTTGGGGCTATTGGTGGCTCTATTCTTACTCCACCTAACTTATTTGATACAAGTGAATCTACTGGAAAAATAGCAGACATTCAGTCAGAACCCAATATTCAATGGAATTATATAAAGAAAACAAAAGAAGTAGAGCATCTGCATTGTTCATTTCTATATCGGGCTGGAGTGCATGACTACAACCTTGGGCTGTCAAGAGTGGCTCATAGGGAAGAAACATTGTTTACTTATGGTTTATACCTAAAAGGGTATAAAATTTTAACAGTTCCCCATGCAGTTACATGGCACATGAAGAACCCAGAAGGGGGCATTAGGTCTGAAACTAGAAGGGAAATGTATGAACATGATGAAGCTATCTTTAACAATATTGTGGGTTTTTCTGATAGAACTATTATTGTTCTTAACTCTGGGCTGGGCGATCATATCGTTTTCAATAGTATCTTGGGTAATATCAGAAATCCGGTGGTCTTTGGATGCTATCCTGAGATAATCCCTTGCAAATCAATTGCCGAAGCCAAAGCCTTATTTGGCGATATTGACCAATGGAATATTTATAAAAAGATGTGCGAATGGAATTGGAAAGGTAGCCTAGCAGATGCCTACAGGAAGATGTATTTATGATTATTATTTCCCCTTATTCCAAAGCATTAACCAATGGCAATCGCAACCCTAAAAACTATCCTTATTGGAAAGAATTAATAGAATTAATAGATGAACCTATTATTCAGGTTGGGGTAGAAGGCGAAGAACAATTAGTGCCAGAATTTTGTAAGAACTTGCCAATTGCAAGGCTTAAAGAATTAATTGCAGAATGTCGCACATGGATTGGCTGTGATAGCTTTTTTCAGCACCTTGCATGGAGTTGTAATAAACCGGGGATTGTTCTCTGGTCTGTATCTGATCCATTAATATTTGGGCATCCTGAAAACCATAATCTATTAAAAAGTAGGGATTATCTAGCTAAAAATCAATTCTTATGGTGGAACTTTACAGAATATAATACTGATGCCTTTGTAAAACCAGAAGAAGTGATAAAATATCTTTGAATTGACAATATAAGACTGATTAACTTAATTATTATGAGTTTTATATGCCAACCATTGATGAAACTGCCGCAAGACTAAATTCCCATGAAGCTGTTTGTGCATTAAGATACGAAGCTATTAATGCCCGACTTAAAAGACTTGAACAAATATTAATTGGCTGTGCTGGATTTATTATTGTTACCCTTATTACTGTAAAGTGGCACTAATATGTTTGGAATAGATGACATTTTGTCAGTAGGAATGAAGCTAGTAGATAAACTAATTCCTGATCCACAAGCAAAAGCCCAAGCCCAATTAGATTTAGCTAAATTAGCCCAAGAAGGTAAGCTGGCAGATATTCAAGCAGATATTGTAGAACAGCAAGAGCTTACTAAAAGACAACAAGCTGATATGCTTAGTGATAGTTGGCTTTCTAAAAATATTAGACCTATTACCCTTATTGCTATTTTGGCTGGCTATTTCATTTTTGCTTTTATGTCTGCATTTCAAATGGACACCAATGCTAGATATGTCGAGTTGCTAGGACAATGGGGAATGTTAATTATGTCATTTTATTTTGGTGGCAGAACATTAGAAAAAATTATGGATATGAAATCTAAATCAAATGACAAGTGAGCAATTAGCACAATTAAATATAAATCCTGATTGGCTACTTTGGTTACAAAAAACTTTTGAAAAATACTCAATAAATAATGTAAATCGTCAAGCCGCATTCATTGGTCAATGTATGCATGAATCAGCTAATTTCAAAGTATTGCAAGAAAATTTAAACTATTCAGCTAATGGATTAAAGTCTGTTTGGAGTTCTAGATTTCCTACAGATGAAATTGCTAATTTCTATTCTAGACAGCCAGATAAAATTGCCAACAAAGTTTATGCAAATCGCATGGGTAATGGTGATGAAGAATCTGGTGAAGGATGGAAATACAGG